TTTACATCAGGTGAAGGTCAACATGGTCAATCGGGAACGGGTGATCTAGATACTGGTTTTGTTGTTATTACTGGTGAAGGACAACGTGGTCAGGATGGTACAGGTTCGTTAATTATATCCTCAGTGATATTAAGTGGTGTGGGTGAGGTTAGTACAATTGGGTCTGGAATATTAATAACACCAGCCGTTACATTAAATGGTATTGGTCAAAGAGGTCAAGACGGTACTGGTGCTCTTACAACACCAGCCGTTATATTAAATGGTATTGGTCAAAAAGGTCAAGACGGTACAGGTGCTTTAATTCTTGGTGGCACTTTTACATCAGGTGAAGGACAACATGGTCAATCAGGAACAGGCGGTTTAGATACCAGTTTTGTGGTTATTACGGGTGAAGGTCAACGTGGTCAGGACGGTACTGGTGCTCTTACAACACCAGCAGTTACTTTAAGTGGAGTCGGTCAGCATGGACAGGATGGTACAGGTGCTTTAATTCTTGGTGGCACTTTTACATCAGGTGAAGGTCAACATGGTCAATCGGGAACGGGTGGTTTAGATACTGGTTTTGTTATTATTGCAGGTGAAGGACAACGTGGTCAAGACGGTACTGGTGCTCTTACAACACCAGCAGTTACTTTAAGTGGAGTCGGTCAGCATGGACAGGATGGTACTGGTGCTTTAATTCTTGGTGGTACGTTTACATCAGGTGAAGGACAACGTGGTCAAGACGGTACTGGTGCATTAATCCTTGGTGGCACTTTTACTTCTGGTGAAGGAAGTAAAGGACAAAGTGGAACGGGCGATCTAGATACCAGTTTTGTGGTTATTACGGGTGAAGGTCAACGTGGTCAGGATGGTACGGGTGTATTAATAACACCAGCAGTAATTTTGTCGGGTGTTGGCCAACGTGGTCAGGACGGTACTGGTGCTCTTACAATACCAGCAGTTATTTTAAGTGGAGTTGGTCAAAAAGGTCAAGACGGTACAGGAGCTTTAATTCTTGGTGGCACTTTTACATCAGGAGTTGGTCAACATGGTCAAAGCGGAACTGGTGATATAGATACTGGTTTTGTTATCCTGGCTGGTGTAGGACAGCGGGGTCAGGATGGTACTGGTGCTCTTACAACACCAGCAGTTACTTTAAGTGGAGTTGGTCAACATGGTCAAGACGGTACAGGTGCTTTAATTCTTGGTGGTACATTTACATCAGGTGAAGGGAGTAAAGGACAAAGTGGAACGGGCGATCTAGATACCAGTTTTGTAGTTATTGCGGGTGAGGGTCAACGTGGTCAAAGCGGTACTGGTGATTTAGAAATACCTAAAACTTGTGTAAGTGGAGTTGGTTATGTTGATCCAAGAGGTTTTGGTGATTTAGAACTTCCCGCAGTTATTGTTAATGGTGAAGGGGAAAATCTAACAGATACACCGCAACAGACGATTATTAAGGAATTTTTAAAGACAGAAGAAGTCGATATATGGGCTTATGATTTACAAAAGACAGTATTGACAAAAGGAGAAACATTAAACGAACAGGCGATTAATTTAAGTATAGAGAATATATTATCAACACTCAGAGGTGAAAGATTATTCTCTCCATTTTTTGGTTCACCATTACCACTAGTTATCTTTGAACAGTTGAATTTAACAACAGCAGAGACTTTGTTATTTGAATTGTTAAGGGCGATAGAGTTGTGGGAAGATCGAATAACAGTTTTACAAGATAAGATTCAAATGGATGTAAGGACGGAAGAAAATGCATTGGTGCTGGTTTTGCCATATTTGATAAATAGAAGTGGTTTAACAGGTACGTTTTCAAAGAAGGTAATTGTATAAATGACTTTTCCAATAGATTGGCAACATAGGTTAAGATTTGTAATTCCAGATACACAGGTGGCTGGAGATTTAACGGATTTTCCTATTGTACTGACATCAGCAACAATTCCTGATCACGTTTTTGCCAATTCACAGACATCTGGACAGGATATACGAATTACAAAATATAGTGATGGTCAAGGAGCTTTACCTGTAGAAATTGTTGAATGGTCAACATCAGCCAGTGCCGAACTTTGGTTCAAAGCCGATTTAACAACAATTCGTAATAACAGATTTTATCTGTGGTATGGAAATACATCAGCAACCTTACCAGATGCTAGTGCGACAAGCGGATCTGATTATGTATGGAATAATGATTTTGAGGCAGTATGGCATTTGGGAGATTTCAATGATTCTACTTCTGCCAATCATGATTTAGGAAACAGTGGAACAATCAGTGCAACGGGTTTGCTTGGAAGTTCCAGAAGTTTTAATGCAACTGCCAGAGATTTCTTATCCGCATCAGGAACATTGGGAGATCCTGCTGTTATTACAATTGAAGCCTTGGTAAATGTAGATACTGTTGATTCTGGTGGTGGGGAAATTGTTTCAATTCAAAATAGAGTTGGAATAAGAGCAGATGAAAACGGCCCTGCCCCTGGAGGAACTGGTGGTTTTTATTTTGAATCCCCAGGCTGGACAGCAGTAAGAACAGGAGTTGATCTTTCTGGAACAGGTTGGAGATATGTTGCATATACAGTTAATCCTTCTTCTTCTGCTCATAATTTTTACATTGATGGAAGTTTATCACAAACATCAGGAGCCACCAGTGCAATTTCATATATTACAGGTAATACCTTTTTGGGCAGACACTCAACGATTGATGGTTATGATTATGATGGTCTTATTGATGATATTCAAATATCTACAGTGGAAAGAAATGCGGATTGGTTCTCTGCTAGATATAATAACTTCACATCAGGAACAAATTTTGTTCAGTTTGATGAAGTATGTGTGGATGAAACGGGAGATGAAGTTTTCCCCGATGATTGGAGCGAAGTAAGAAGATTAATTATTAACAGTAATTTAGTTGAGGCCGATTTAACAGATTTTCCTGTACTGGTTACTAGTGCATCTATACCAGAAAGTGTTCTTACTGGTGCGAAGGCAGACGGTTCTGATATAAGGTTTTCATTTGATTCATCAGGTACACAACAAATACCTTTTGAAATAGTAAACTTTGATGTCTCAGCTTACCCAACATCGGCTATAGTTGAAATTTGGATTAAAGTTCCTCAAGTATCAGCATTGGAAGATACTTTCTTTTATATCTGGTATGGAAATACCAGTGCTTCGTTCTATTGTCCAGAACATCAATATGGTTCTTGGAATGTGTGGGAAGATAAACATTGGGGAGTTTGGCACATGAATGAAGATCCCGCAACTGGGACTTTATTAGATAGTACATCTGCTTTACATCATGGAACACCAGAAACCGATACTTCTGCATTAGTATCGGAAGATTTGGTTTTAGCTAACTTTGGTTATGGTATTAATTTTGAATTTATTAAAAATCAATATTATGATATGGGGATACCAGTATCGGGAACAAAGATTGCTGGTATTGAGGCATGGCTTCAATTATCAACAAGTGCAATAACAACATCTGCGTTTTCTAATTATTCTCCCCCATTTCCTTTACTTCAAAGGCATTATGTTGTTGATGCTTTTGATTCTTCATTAAATACAGGGTTAAGATTATTTAGAGGTAATGAATCAAATCCAGATTCTCCCCCATTTTTACCATATACTTTAAGTGCTTGGGATTCTAATATGGGAAATGGTGTTGAGCATGTTCATATTACAACAAGTGCTCATGCTTTGGATGATGTTACTTGGCAACATATAACAGTACATAATCATGAAGAACAGGGTTCTCATATGAGGGTTAATGGTTCATCTGAAGTTTCAGCAAGCATGTCTGCTATACCAGAAACTGGTGGAAATTTCCCTATAAGAATTGCACACCGAAATGAAAATTTTCCTAGATATTTTGATGGTACAATTGCCGAAGTAAGAATATTTAAAGAGATAGTATCGGATGCGTTTTTACTTACATCATTTAATAATAGTTCATCCGCAGATGAATTTTTCTTAACAACATCAGGAGATGGTGCATTAGTAACACCAGCGGTAACTTTAAGTGGTGTTGGACAACTTGGTAAGACGGGAACGGGTGCCTTGATTTTGGGTAGCGTTAGTGCTTCAGGTGAAGGACAGCGTGGTCAAGATGGAAGTGGTGATCTTGATATAGGATTTGTAACAGTAAATGGATTGGGCCAAAGAGGTCAAGATGGAACGGGTGTTTTAACTATACCAGCAGTAATTCTTAACGGTGTGGGTGAAGCATTAACACCAGTATCGGGAACGGGTGTTTTAATTACACCAGCGGTTGAATTGAGTGGCGTGGGTGAAGCGAGTACCGTTGGTTCTGGGGATTTGATTACACCATCAGTTGAACTGAGTGGGGTGGGCGAAGCCTTAACATCCGCATCTGGTTCAGGAGCATTGATAACTCCTGCCGTTGAACTGAGCGGTGTTGGTATCTTGTCTACTGCGGGAACTGGTGATTTGATAACTCCTGCCGTTGAAGTAAGTGGAACGGGCGAAGCCTTATCTTCACTTTCAGGAACGGGATCATTAGAGATACCAAAAACTTGTGTGAGTGGAGTCGGGCATGTTGAACCTAGAGGTAGTGGTGATTTAATAATTCCAAAGACTTGTGTAAATGGTGTTGGTTTTGTAACGACAACTATAGTAAAACAAAATCAGTTGGTTGTTGCTGACTTGTTGAAAACGGATAGAGTAGAAGAATATGCATATGATTTACACAAGAATGTTTTGACAAGGGGCGAAACTATTAATGATTCGGCAATAAACATAAGTATTGAAAATATACTATCAACAATCAGGGGCGAAAAGTTATTTACACCTAGATTTGGAACCATATTGCCGTTAGTTCCGTTTGAGCATTTGAATTTAGCTTCTGCTCAAGAATTGTTAAGAATATTATTGAGGGACATCAGAAGATTTGAGAAAAGAGTAACGGTAATAACGGAACAGGTTAAAATGGATTTAAGAACGGATGAGAATTCATTAACATTGGTAATCCCCTATGTTATTAATCGAAATGGCTTAAATTCCACTTTTTCACGAAAAATCATATTATAAATAGTTAAAAGATACATAGGAGAATTTCATTTTGACATCAGGCATAGGAACACCAGAAACACCAGCAACCGAAGGTTTTGGGGTAGGTACAGTACCTAATTATACGCCCGAAGGTTTGGCGGGTGCAACCTCTATGCCTAATCAGTATTTTAATTTCTTTCAAAATAAGAGATATGATGCTGACCGAAATCTGTATGAGAATTTATTGACAGAAGGATTTAATATCCAGGGGAATCCATGTATGTATTATGTTGTCAATTATGATACATCAGCGGATCAGTTGTTCGGGGAAGATGATCTCAGGCCGATTGAACGAAGGTTTCCTATTATGGCGTTTTTTGAATTGCCCAAGGAAGAAAATCTGTATGGTAAATTTGGCTTGGAGGAACTGGATAATTTTGAAATGCATGTTAGTAAAAAGCATTTCCAGACAGCATCCCAGTATGAAACTAGCGGAGTGTCGTTATTTCCAGTAACCCCTCCAGCGGATGTGTCGGGGGTGTACCCAATCGTAGAACCCAAACAAGGAGATTTGCTTAGAGCGGAATATAACAATACCTATTATGAAATACTTGAGGTAAAACAGGAAGAAGAAATGTTTCTTCAAGTAAAACATGCATGGAGATTTATTGTCAGAATAATGTCTGATCAGAATCTTACATTTAGTTCAGCCACCAGCGGAGCCATGTCACAGATTACTAGTGCAATGGATCAACCAGATATTATGGATGATAGTTCACATATTGATGATATTAAGGATAATGTATTATATACATCAGGTGTAGGTGAAGAATCCAATATGCAAGATCCGATAGGTGATGATTTTTGGAATTAAGGAGATAGGATATGGCATTAGTACCCAATGATTATATACCCGAATCGGTCAAGGCGGTTATTATCGGTTTGATGAATGAATTCAATGGTATAAAAGTACATGATTTTAAAAATGGTGCTATACAGCGAACTCTTAATGTTCCTATTCAGTTGGCAGAGAAGGAAAAATATCAGGCTTTGATAAAAGAAAAAGAATCGGGACAGAAGTATTATCCCAAGTATCCAAAACTTTCCTTATCGTGGATTTCAACACAATATAACGGCGAACGTGCCAAGGGAACGAACGTGGCTAGGTTGTGGTATAATTCCCTATCGGCATTATCAGATGTTGATTCTTTTATATCGGATGTGAGTCCAGTGCCGTATGATTTGGGTTTTGAATTGTCGATAAGAACGCAAAGTCTTTCTCATTTTACTCAGATACTAGAGCAGATACTTCCGTATTTTGATCCAGCTAGACATATCAGAATCAAGGAATTCAGGTTTTTAAACATTGAAAGGAATGTTAAGATTAGATTAGACGGAATATCTCAAGAATTTTTAATAGAGCAGGGAGAAGATGTAAGACGATATGTAAATGGAACTTTGAATTTGACTTGTGAGGCTCATATGTATAGTGGATTTGGTGACGAATCTGTAATTAAAGAGCTTAGAACTAAGTTTCTCCAGGGTGCGACAACGGACGGATTATCAGCTATGTCCCAGGTAAATATATCTGGTTGGGATTCCACATCGGCGTTTCCAACAAGCTCATATACATATAGTGCCACAGTCAGTGGTGATGAAGTTAATTTTGATGTGTTTGTTGACAAGGATTTTGATGACTGTTAAGAGGTAAAAGATGAAACAAGAGATAAAAAAAAAGGTAAATGATTTTTTTGGACTAGTCGGAAGGCATAAAAGCATACGGTGGGCATTGGTATTTGTGATGTTATGTTTAGGCATTTTCATTATTTCGGCATCTAAAATATCTTTTTTCGGTATAAATATTGAGAGAGACTTGGATAATAAGAAAATTGAGAGAATAATCGAGAGAGATTATTCTAAAGATTACAATCTTTTGAAGAAAGATGTTGATAAAGAATAGGTGAAATATGGCAAAAGAAAAAGCAGAATCAAACGAATCGTTTGATAATATAAGCGAAAGTCTCAATACATCCTTTGAGGGGGATTTGATTGAAGCCGAAGAAGAACAGGTTGTCGATCCAGTAACCAGCGAACGGGATGAATTGGATTTCCATGAAAAAGATTATCTCATAGAGGAATTAAAATCCTTAATATCAGGTATCAATGTTACTATGGATCTTTTGAGACAAGAACTCAAGATCGGTTCCCCACCCCGCATGTATGAGGTGTTGGGTGGATTGGCTAATTCCAAATCAAACGCTTTAAAAGAGTTAATTAGTATGGAAAAGGCAAAGTTGGATGCAAAGGTGAAGATGAAAAAGGTGGATGCTAAAACGAATGGCACTACTGTTAATAATTTGAATTTATCTTCCAAGGATTTGTTGGCTATGGTAAATAGAGTCAAGAAAACAAATTCTTTGAAGGAAGTAAAAGCAGAATTCAAAATAGGTGAGGGTGAGTAATGTCGTTAAGTTTTAAAAGGTTCTATGAGGAAGAACATCATAAGATTATATTCGAGAAAACTTTTAACAAGTATTATAACAGAGGTCATTGGGGCAAGATAGATAGGGGAGAAATCCATCAGCAACAAAGTGATTGGTTTGAAAAGTTAAAAATGATTATAGAAGAAAAGGATTATGGTTCTTTGATAGATGTTTTAGGTCACAGGGATAACAAGGTAACTAGGGAGTTATTCAGTCGGGTGACTAGGATAAACATTAAGAAAGCAAAGACTCAACTTGTGAAGGAAAAATTGCATGAGTTCTGTTTTAATGAATCTATAAAGAAACCCAAAAAGTGAGGGTAGTTGAATGGAAATAGGAACCAGTTTCAGAAGTGCGGGGATACAACGGCATGGAACTTCAAAACCTTTGAAGAAAATAGAGCCTGTTGAAAGTATTAAAAAACACAAGTCTTTGAAAGAAAAAAAGAAAGCCTTGTTGGATAAGATAGCATCGTTTGATGAAAAAACAATTAATGAACTTTTACATTGTGGAATGATTGATAAAAAAGATATTAGAAACCTTACTATCATCAAAAGGAAAAATAAATTATGAGTTACAAAGATTACCTGTTAAAGTTCATGGATGAAGATGAAAAGTGGATTAAGGATACTTCTACTTATATAAAGAAAATTATGGGCAGGTTGTCTGGTGATCAGAAGAAATTTGCTCAAGATTTATTATCTCATTTAGATAAGAAGCAGTTTTTATCAGATGAACAGAAGAAGGCATTAGGTAATCTTTCCAAAATGGGAGGGGGTAAAGGTGAAGGTGATAAAGCCAAAGGTGATACGGCCAAAGGTGAGGAAACTGAAAAAGGCAAAACCAATGGCAAGAAAGACAAAGACAAAGCAAAGGATACTAAAAAACAAAAGGCCAAAGTGAGTGGTAAGAACACCAAGGCTATTGGTTCGGCGGTTGGTGCCTTTCTTAAAAGTGTTGCTGGTAAGACAAAGGATATGTCTAAATCCAGTTTGAGAAGCCTGGATTCTAAGTTGGCAGATACAGTTGAAAAGGGTGTTGAAGGTGGTAAAAGTGTTGCCGATGCATCCAAGGAGGCTTTTAAAAATATGAAAGCTAAACTGGATGCAGAGGAAAAAGAAAGAAAAGCCAAAGCAAAGGAGCGTGAAAAAGAAGATAAAGCCAAGAAGAAAAAGAAAAATGAAAGTTTTTCAGAGAAGTTTGAATCTTATTTGACTGAAAGTAGAACGGCTACGGGCGATTGTTTTAAAGTTCACGCTGACATATTAATGGACATGAGATTTAGAAACCCGATTGATTTAGAAAAACACACATTGGTTCATGGTCTTGTTGATGGTCAGGGGCCGTTGGAGGGTGTGAGATATGTTCATTGTTGGTTAGAGAAAGGAAACAATGTTATTGACAGGGCTAATGGAAAGGATATGGAGGTACCAAAGGTTGTTTATTATAAAATTGGCGGTGTAAAGAAAAATCAAACTGTTAGATATACACCACAAGAGGCATTTAAAAAAATGGTTGAAACGGGAATTTATGGTACATGGGATAAGATGTTTGATAAGTATCCATAGGAGATAACATGGAAAATAAAGTTTCATTATATAATCCAGAAGATATAGGAAAAAAGAAATTGAGAGTTCCTACTAATCTTTTAAAGAAATTAGAAATGGTAGTTGAGGAAGATAACAAAAAGGCGGTGAAAGCCTTTTTGATTAAATAATGTATCTAAAAGATCCAACATTAAGAGGCCCAGGAGAAAAGGTCAACATGACCCAAAAACGAATTGAGGAATTCATTCGTTGTAAAGAAGATATTCTCTATTTTGCAGAAAAATATTTTACGATTGTCAGTATTGATAAGGGTAAACACAAAATAAAATTAAGGGAATATCAAAAGAGAATTTTAAAAGCCTTTGTGGAACCGCCCAATGAGGATAAAAAACATGTTGCCATGTTGGCTTCAAGACAGATAGGTAAAAGTACAGTATCCACTATATACATAACCCATTATGTTTTATTTGAGGAAGATAAGAAGGTTGCCATACTGGCCAACAATGAAAAGACAGCCAAGGAAATATTGAGAAGAATTAAACTAGCCATCAAATCGATCCCCATTTGGATGCAACAGGGGATTAGTGAAGAAAATGGTGGCTGGAATAAGAATACAATCGGGTTTGAAAACGGAAATATAATCATGGCGGGTTCAACGGCTTCAACCGCTTTTAGAGGTGAATCAGTAGCGTTGTTGTACATGGATGAATTTGCTCATGTTCCTGATAACATTGCTGATGAGTTTATGGATTCGGTATATCCGACAATTTCATCATCCGAAAAGGCCAAGATGATAGTGGTGTCTACTCCGAAAGGGATGAACCATTTTTACCATATATGGAGAGGTGCGATTGAGAAAGATCCCGATAAGACCACAGATTTCTTCCCTATCAAAATCAACTGGAATGAAATTGAGGGCAGGGATAAAAAATGGAAAGAAAAAATCATTAATAATAAGGGAATTCAGCATTTCCTACAGGAATATGCCTGTAAATTCTTGGGATCGTCAAATACATTGATTGATCCTGAAATCCTGGAAAGAATAACTCCGATTGACCCGATTGAGCTAAAATTGGGCCACAACCTACATATCTTTGAGAGGCCCATAGAGGGCGAAATGTACATGTTGGGGGTGGACAGTGCCAAGGGTACTGGAAAGGATTATTCGGTCATACAGGTGCTTAAAATAAGCCATGAGCATGAAATAAAACAGGTCGCAACCTACAGGTTCAATTATGTCGAAACCCAAGATTTTGCCGAAATATGCATATCAGTTTCGGAGTTCTATAATGGGGCATATATGATGATTGAAAATAATGATGTTGGTGGTGAGGTGGCTAAATTAATTTGGTATCAGTACGAATATGATAAAATCCTGAATTGTGATAAAAAAGGTATCGGAATTCGCTCAACCAGAGCATCAAAACTGTCGGCAAATGTGTTGCTCAAGCGATATGTAGACAACGGGTGGCTAGAAATAACGGAAAGAAACACATTATACGAACTTTCTAGGTATGAAGAAGTCAGACCTGATGTATTCAAGGCTCCTAGAGGTTCAAATGATGATTGCGTAACATCCTTATTGTGGGGTTTGTATTTCCTTTCAACCATTTTTTTTGATGGAAAAAAGGGTAATGTTAAGGTGATCGATCCCAAATTTAAAATATCCATTGAAGATAAGAATGATGATTCTCCTATCTTTTTTGACAATGATGGGAACAGTGTTAATGATGCTGGATTTGATGATGTGCCTGAAGGTTGGGGCTATGAGCAGGACGGCTCAGAGGAATTTTTCGTGTAAATTTAATAATTCCTAACTTTTATAAATACATATATATAAGAATTTATTGATAATAAGTGTGAGTGAATGGGGTTTATTTAAAAATTTATACATAGGAGTATAAGATATGGCTGTAAGTTTTAGAACACCAGGAATTCAAAGATCAGAAAAGGATGTGTCTGAAGTAATAGCACCTGCGGGAACATCTACAGGTGTCATTGTTGGTGGAGCTAGTCGGGGTAGAGCAAATTCAAGAGAGTTAGTAACAACAGATAAGAAATTTGTAGAAAAGTTCGGTAATCCTTCAGTTCCTTCCCTTACAACGGCAGATTATGGTATTTACGGTGCGCTGGAATATCTTCAAGAATCCGAATCTTTGTTATTCACAAGGGTAACCAATGGGGATGAACAATATTCAAATATTTTTGCACCAACAGTAGGTGGAACATCAGCTACAAGTGCTGTCGGTTCTGCAACCGTACTTGCAAAGAGTACATCAGCATATGCTTCAGTTGAAGCTAATAAAACAGATATTAATGAAGATTTAGATACCTTCACAGGAACATCAGCAGATGGTTCAAGCACATCATTACTGGTAGCTAGTATCGGCCCTGGAACTTATGGGAATAATGTTGGTGTTGTTATAACAACATGTGCCAGTTTCAGTACCGAAGCAAGTGCAAACTCAGTAGATTGGGCGTGGAATTATGATGATGTAGAATCAGACGGTTCACCTTCATCTGCTTCAGATGCTAAATGGAAAAAGGTTTTTAGAATTGATGTATATTCAAGGGAAACTACATCAGATGCCTTTCCAGCCGAAGCAGAAGAAACGTTTTATGGTACAGCAGGTGACCTGTTGGCACCTAATGGAACCCAATTAAATATTGAGGAAGTTGTAAATGGAAGATCACAATTCATCTATATAAACAACTTAATGACAGCAGGATCAAGACCTGAAGAAACAGGAAACTTGTCAACGGTGGCTAGTCCGACAGTAACAGTCACTCCATTGATAAGTGGAGTGGATTCTTCAAGTGATGTGGTTGCTGGCAGAGTGGTAAATGGGTTGGAATACTTTTACAATGACAGAGAAAAAGTAGAGTTCAATATCATAGTCAATACATGGGCAGATTCATCAAACTCAAATACAGTGGCTAACTCAATTGCTGGTGTTGTTGCTAATAGAAGGGATTCTATCGGAACAACTCAAGTGGGTTACAATACTGATTTTGATGCACAGGCCATTATTGATTTGGGTAATGCACAATCTTTTTCAGCACCATCTTACATGGCGAAATATACAGGATGGTCTTTGATATTCGATTCATCTAATGACAAGAAGGTATTCATTCCTAACTCTATTTTCGGGGCAGTTGCTATGGCCAGAACCGATAGGGTGGCTAATACATGGAATGCACCAGCGGGTCTTAATAGAGCTATTCTACCAGTATTGGGACAGAATGTCATCTACAATAAGGCCGATCTTGGTAACCTTTATGAGAATAACATCAATCCTATCCGTTTTATCAAGGGACAAGGAAGCACTGTTTGGGGTCAAAGAACAGCCCAAAGAAAAGTTTCCGCTCTTAGAGAAATTGCGGTTAGAAGAATGTTATTGTTCGTAGAGAATTCAATCGAACCTGATTTGTTCCCTTTCATTTTTGAACCCAATAACGATTCTGTAAGGCTAAGAATTTTCACAGTAATTGATAATTTCTTGAGCACAGTCAGATCAGGTGGGGGAATGGAAGCCTATCAGGTTGTAGTTGATGATACAAACAACACCGCACAAGACAAGGATAACAACCTGTTGAATGTGGATGTGTATGTAACACCAACCAGAACAATCGAATTTATCAGATTGCAAATGATCATCACAAGAAGTGGTGTAAACCTTGCGGAAATATCAGCGTAATAAATTGGGTGGCTAGAAATAGTCACCTTTTTTAGAGGTAAAACTTATGAGATTTACAAACTACTACTTAGAAGAAAGTTCGCTGATAAAGGACATCCGTAAGATTGCAGAAATGAAAACGGACGATATGCAAAAGATAGGTGAATATGACATGGATGTTAAGACCGCCAGGGCGATTATTGATGCCTATGACATGATGCCATCTAAGAAAAAGAAGGTAATGGCTTCAATGCCGTTGGGCAGAATGACTGATGTTGCATGGCAAACCAAAGGGTTTAAGGAAAATATTAATGAAGGAAAAAGAAGGTCAATCGGAGGTTCTATATGGAAATCCGCAATGGATAACCCTTTTGTAGTGAGAGGAACTAAAGGAAACGTTTCAAATGAATTATTCGGGTCTTTTAAGACTTTAAAAGATGCTAAAGCAGAAATAAAGAAATTAAAAATAAAAGATGCTGTTATAACGAATAATGTATCTGGTAAGGTTGTGGAAAATATTAATGAAGAAAAGACTTATTATCAGATGTCTAATGTAGGAACGGTTAAATATCTCATTAATTTTCATGATGGTAAGAAAAAAGAGAAAGATGGAAGTCCTTTTTATGATATTAGAACTTTTAAAAATAAAAAAGATTTAGAGAATTTTAAAAAGGAATTAGTGAAAAAAGGCTATAAAGAAAAAAGACCATAATTTATGATTGTTTATAAAACTACGAATTTTGTTTTAAAAATGGGTTAAGATTACAATCAATCATTTCATATTTTAGTGAAAATATAAATAGATACAAAGGATGGACTTTAAATAGAAAATTAAAGGAGATAGAACATGGCTAATTTTACAGTAGCAGGGCGATTAAAAAATTTGCCAGATATTCAAAAGCAATACATGTGGGAGCTTATTATTCCCAGTATTGAAGATTTGGATGAAGATGATATGATTGTAAGAGCAAGAAATGTTGTAATTCCAGGAAGAACAATCACACCCATTGAATCTTTTTTCATGGGAACCAAACAGTTTTTCGCAGGAAGAACGGAGTACACTGGAACCTTTGCTGTTCAATTAGAAGAATTTGAAGATCAGAAAGTACATACCGCATTACACTCATGGATGCAACTTATTCACGATTACGATCCAGCTAGTCCGACAGCAGGTGGACAGAAAGTTCCAACTAAGCAGGACTATGTTAAGAATATCGTCTTGAAGATGTACAAGAGTGACCAAACACCATTTGAGAAAGATGTTGTATTTTACCAAGCATGGCCTACATCAGTGGGAGATGCCCCATTGGATTATACTGCCAATGACAGTGTGAAATATGATGTAACTTTCCAATTTGATTACTGGTTACAGAGATAATTTATTTTAAACAGCCGTTTGCGGGAGAGGGGGTAACTCCTTTCCCTTTTTTTATAAATACTTCTGAACTAAAGGGGTAAATATGCCATTTGAAAGAGAAATGTTCGAGAAGAACTTCAAGAAAAAAAGCATCCAGAGAATTGATAAATTTACTGTTACTATTATACCTCAAAAATTATCCAACTCAATAAAACCCACAGCAATAGAGCAGGAATTACTTGCGGATATACAATTAAGGGCAGGTAATATGCCTGTCATAGAACAATATGATGTTGTTAATGTTACCGTTCCCAACTGGAGTTTTGAGAAAGAAACAGTTCCGCAGGGAGTTTTCAAGCAGACTTTTCCTGTTTTGAGGCATGAAGGTTTTGAACTGGCGATTTTGTTTGAAGATGATGCTTATGGAACAATGTCAAGATTCGTAAGGTGGTGTCAAGCTAGAATCATGGATGAAAACGGTTTGTATTACCCCAAGTCCATAAGCAGGATTGGGACAATAGTGTTGGAGGCTTATAATGATCAGAATGAAGTGATATATTATTATAGCTTTACGGATTGTTATTTTTTAAGAGCCACACCATTAACCTTTGATTATTCCCAACCAGCAGGTCAGAAATTTTCCATCACTTTTGGTAGTGATCAGAATGAATATTACATAAACCAGACGATTGTAAATAGAAAACATTCAGGATCGGGTGGAAATATAGGAGTGGTATAAAAATATAAATAATTCAAATATTGAACTTGAAAAGGAGTATAATTAATGAAAATGCAAGAATATGACCCTAGTGAGCCTGAAAAAAAGGTGACTAAGGAACCACAAAAAAAGACACCAGCCAAAAAAGCGGAAGCCCCCCAGGTACCAGCACCACCAAAACAACCAACGGAAGTTGGTTATGAAACAATAACAGGGTTTCCTACTGGGATGTTATTGTATCCAGATGATACTGTTATTAAGGGCAGACCCATGAGTGTGGGTGAAGTTAAAATGTTAGCTAATATGACAGAGGAAAACGCCAATGATATTATCAATGATATTTTAAGAAAAGCTGTTGCGGGTATTGATATTGGTGATTTATATGCATCTGATAAGATATATATCATGTTTTGGTTAAGGGCCAAAACATATCCCGAATCTGGTTATGATGTGAAGTTTGAATGCGGTAAGTGTAAAAAATCTTCAGAATTTGTTTTCGAGTTGAATAAGCTGAAAATAAAGGAATTGGAAGATGAAGATGTCGATAACTTAAAAAGAGTATATACATCACCTAGCGGTCTGCATAAATTCGCCTTTAAATACCTTACTGTGAATGATGAAAACGCCATAGAGGACTTTTTGAAGAAAAACAAAAATTCCATGATGACATTTGATGATGATATAATAAATATATGTAGAATGATCAAAACCATTAATGGGGAAAAATTGGGAACTATTAAGAAATATGAATATTTAACAACAGAGATGTCCGTACCAGATTATGCACATTTGGAATCGTATGTTGAAAGCATCAGTGTTGGTTTGGAGCCAACTTTGGATGTTGTTTGTAAAAAATGTGGGGTGGGATCAGAAACGATCCTTCCGTTTCGCCCTGACTTCTTTTTTCCCCAAGCACGAATTTAGCGATTTGTTGCAAATGGAGAACGACTTGGTATGGTTTATGCATTATCAAGTTAATAATAACATGGATTTTGGTGAAGTTTATTGGCACTATGAAAAAATGAAAGAAAGGTTGAATGATTCGGGTGAGAATGATTCAAGTTTGTCCAATCAGTTAAGGAACTTGGGATAATATGGCAGGAGAAGCATTACCATCTCTCTTTACATCCACCAACAAGGCGGTGAAAGAAACGAAGCCTGAATTACAAAGAAGGCAGTTGCTTACTAGTATCAGTAAGCAACTGAAACATCTGGTTAAACAGGGTAGGCAATCTTTCAATAGAACAAAAGAAAGAGCAAAACTTAAAGTTCAGAAGGACACTCAAAGGTTGTTGAGGGATATTAAAAAGAATACTAAGCCAACTGCCAAGTTTGGTTTAATTAAATTTCTGGTTTTGATATTTACTGGAATTCTTATTAAAGCCGTAAAAACCTTTTCGGGTGCTATTAAGTTATTTTGGAAAGGTATTAGAGTTTTGGGAAGAACTTTGAGGAATTGGGCCAATAGTTTATTTGTAGCGTTTGGAAAAACTAGATTCGGAAAGTTGATTGCACGAATCGCAAAGGGTTTCAAAAGTTTACGTTTATCCTTGGCTATATACGGCATGTTTTTCTCTGATTGGCTAAAGGCTATGAAACTTAACATCGTTAGCTTTGTTAAAAAGTTCAGTTTCATTATTAATTTTTTCAAGAAAATAGGAAACATAAAGGGTGTAGGCACTGCCTTAAAAATATTAGGTAACATCGGGAAATTTATACTTAAATTTAATCCATTAGCATTTCTTATACAAGGATGGTTTAACGTATTCAAAGGAATATTTACTACTGGTATGAAAGTTGTCGGGTTTGTCGGAAAGACTATATCTAAAATTAAAGCCTTTTTTAAACCCGCTTTGAATATTGGAAAAATGATAGGTTCCTTTTTTGGACAATTTGGAAAAGCGTTCGGAATTATAGGAAAGGTTAGTAGTATTATT